CCGCTCTGTTGCTTCGGGTCGTAGCCGCCCTGATTCCAAATGGCAAGGTCAACCCAACTCTCGTTGAGCAGCATCTGCGCTCGGTCATAGTACGCGCCGTCGGTTGTCCAGTACGCCCAGCCGAACGAGACCGTCTCGCCAATGGATGAGTCGGTGGTCAAGCCGGTGACCGTGTTCTGCCATGGATAGCCGGGGCCAGCGTTGTTGCTGCCTTGAATCAGGATCGTGCCTTCTGTCAGCGTGATCGTACCGTTGGAGTCAATCTGCTGGTCCCACCCGTCCGTGTCATCAAGCGCGTAGACACGCTGAGTAAATGGCAAGACGATTGCCAGGGCGAGTAGGAGTGCGCGCAACCTCACTTGCCGGATTGCGACTGAAACCACGCCAGAAGCGTGCCGATTCCTCCTACGCCCAGCAGCATTCCTAGACCTTTGAGCATTGAAAGGCCTCCTTGCATCTGGTCAATCTGGGATTGCAGACGGTCAATCTTTGCAGACTGGGCGTCTAGTCGCTCAATAATCAAGTCAGTCTGGGAGCGTGTCATTCAGCCTCCAATGCTTTGAGCCGTGACTCAAGATCGTTGACGCGGTGCCAGAGCGCCGCGATTAGTGCAACCGAGTCAATAGACTCTGGCTGGCCTTCGGCATTGTAGGCTACGGCGTGCGTCAATCCAGCTTCGTGGATTTCTTCTGCAATAAACCCGAGTCGTGTCTGGCCAAGTTCTTGTGGGTTGTCAACCGTTGATGTGAAGTGCTTCGGCACAATCCTGCGTGACGCCTCAAGCACAACCTCGTCAGCAGGAACAATGTCCGTCTTGTAGCGCGCCGAAGAAGTGTATCGGCGAATCTGATACTCGGTACCCCCGATGCTCACAAACACGCACTGGTTGGCTGTCAACGTCGTTGTTCCAGGGCCGTCAGCATTGAAGTTGCCGTTGCCGGCGTTGACGCTCAAGGTCGCATATAGGAAGTCGGCAGCGAAGGTGTCGTCTGTCCGTAGCGTTGTAGACGACGAGCGGTACAGGTTGACGTCGCCAGTGCCGCTTGTGCCGTCGCCCCATTCAATCGTGCCGCCCGCCTCGATGCGAACACGGTCGCCCGCGTCGGTATCAAGTGCGCCAGTGAAGACGGCCGACCCTGCTGCGGTGCGCTCGCCACGGAACAGACCGTTCTCGGCAAGGAAGTTTCCGTTATTTAGCGTCACGGACGCCGTGCCAGCCGTGCCGCTGACTGCCAGGCTGCTGGTCGTGGTGGCGGCGTCAAGGGTGATTGAGCCTGATCCGCCGTAGGCTGGCGTGAGCTTCAGCACCCCGGACTCCTGAACGATGCGGGCGCCCTGCGTGGTTGTGGGCGCAGTGCGCTCTGCCACGAAGAGGTCTGAGTTTCCTGTGATCAGGCGCAGCTCGCAGAGATCAACGGTGCTGGTAGAGCCAACCGTACCTGTCGTGGACACGGTCAGGGTGATCTGAATAAACGCGGCATCGGGTGGCGCATTGAACCTGAGTTGATTTGCCGTGAAGCGGATGGTGCTTTTAGTTGAAATCGTCGTAAAGGTCTCAAAGGTGCTATCGCCTGTTCCTGTCGTGGTCGTCTGATCCAACTTATAGAACTGATAGGCAAGCGTCACCCGCGCATTTGCGGTGGCTGTCGCGTTGATGCAGAATGCCTCTGGCACGAACAGGAACGCTTGATTGCGCGTTGCAGGAACAGGAACGAACCGTGAGATTGCAAGGCTCTTGCCCGTCGTCGTGCCGCCTGGGACCGTGAAGCGCAGCACATTGCCAGAGCCAGCAGTGACATCCGAAATCACAGCGGCAGTGATGGCTTCGCTTGAGGTATCGGTGATGCTGAAGTACGGCAGCGGGTTCTCGTCGGTGATGTTGGAGTCAGCATCATCTGGAGGGATGGCAAAGTCGCCATTGGCAACGCCAGCCTGAATCTCTCGGATGGCCGCAGGTCCGAATAGGAGTGCGGTAGCGCCGTCTGAATCCGTGTCAATGAGCGAGGCACCGCCGTCCGTTGAGACATCGCCCTCAAAGGCAGTCAGCCCGCTGATATTGGTTCCGTACTTCTCAGTCATTATTCACCCGCCAGAATCTTCTTCAGCGCCTTGCCGTACTTCTTTCTTCGGAACTCCGCCTCGATGTCGTAGCGCACCTGGTAGGTGCTGCCACTCTGAAAGCTCAGAGAGACATTGACAATCCGCAGGATCTCAGAAAGATCAAGTGCGCTGGAGGTCAGTTTGACGTACTGGTTCGGCAGCCACGCCTTGATTAGTTCGTAGGTGCTGATGGCCGTGAGCGCGTAGCCCTGCGTGTAGCCGTAGGTCCAGTCTGGCGACGATGTCTGGGCAAGGTCGCCGCCCGCGACAGTGAAGCTCACCGTCCGAATCGGCTTGCCTCGTGCCTTCATGGTGGCTCGTGCAAGCGCGCCGATCGTCGCTCCTCGATCCCTCTTCCCCTTGACCTTTGGCGCGGTGAATACCTCGTGCGAGAGTGGACCCGACCGGGCAGTAAGGCCAGCGCCGTTTCTGCTGTAGCTGCCATCGTAGGTTCTGAAGTAGGGGTCGTTTGTTGGCGGGGTGGCGTTCTTGTCCCAACGCACAACCGTGTTCGCTGCCTGCACGAAGATGCCCTTCATGATCTGATCATGGTCAAGGTTGACGGTCAGACTGCGTGGCAAGATGCGTGTGGTCGTGCTTGCTGATCCGACCCGAACGCTGGCTGGGTCAGTGACAATCTCAGCAGGGGCATTGGCGTAAGTCGGCGTGACGGTAATAGGGCCGTAGTTCAGGCGACCGTCGCCATCTACGAAGTAGGTGTAGTTTTTATCGTCAATCCCCGCCGCCTGCTCAGTGATCTGGTCAAGGGCGTTGACGAGGTTCCCCGGCTTGAAGGTCTGGCGTCCCAGCGTCTGCGCTACGCCGGTAAAGATGGCACGCGTGCTGCCGCTAATGATCGAGGTGTTCAGCAGTTGCCGGGTGGTGCTGTCGTTGACTTGATTGTGAACCTTTGCCAAGAGGGCGTTGATGTGTTCACGGTCGGTGGTGGTGGACTTGCCGCGTGAGAAGCTGCCAACCGTCTGCTGGATGTTCGTCCCGACAAGGCCCTTCCGCACGACGGTCTTTGCCATCCAGCCGTCGGCATCGGTTGCGTTGACGGTGCAGCGGGTACCGAGTCCGTTCGGCAATAGACCAGCCGCCGTGTCGGTGAGGAAGCCCAAGAAGAGTGGCGTGGTGGCGCTGTAGCGAGAATCAAAGAACTGCACCCTGGCATTGTCGTAGACCCCGCCAGACTTCCACCACGGTCCGCCGGCTGGAGTCTTTGGCTGGATGACATCAAACGTCATGTTGCCGCCTCCGTCGGCGGACATCGTCACGTTGAGGCTTGCAAGATCAACGTATGGCGTCTCTGGGTTCGCTGCGGCGGGGAGGTCAAGCAGATTCGCGCCGCTGTCAACCCCAGCGATGATCAGGCTAAATGGCAGTGCCATGGCTTACGGATACCGGCGTTCGTAGCCAGCCCTGTTCAGCGCGCCCTCCACGATCTGATCCTGCTTCTGAGTGCCGACGTTGAACTGGACGCTGGTCTGAAGGTACGACGAGGTGCCTCCCGTCATTGGTCCACCGCCGCCAACTGTTGTCCCAAGACCAAAGGTCGTGCTGCCCGCTGCTGAACCAGCGGCTGCTGCAAACGCAAGCTTCTGCGACGGTGTCCCCTGAATGAACTTGATGCCAGCGACGATTGCGTCAATGGCAATCTTTAGTGCCTCAAAGAAGACCTTGGCGGGGGCAAGGACAATCTCAATGATGCTGAAGTCAGCGTTGTTTAGGACCTTGAAAAGTTCGCCGATTGACCCAGCAAGCGGCACAATGTAGTTCTCAAAGAAGTCTTTGACGATTGGCGCAATAGTTTCAAGAATCCCTTGGAACGCAGGGAATGCTTTTTCGGTGACGAACCGCAACACCTTGTTGACTTCGGGTAGAAACTTGGTGCCGAAATCATCCATGGCTTCGTTGAACTCTTCTTGCGCGGCAAGAATCTTTCCGCTTGTGCTGTTGGCAAGAGCGTCAGCAACTCCAGCAAACTTCTCATTTGCTTGCCTGTAAATGTCAGTGAACTTTGCACCCTTCTTGATTGGTCCAATCAGCGCGGCGAGTCCGCGTGTCTGCCCATTGGCAGCCTTGCCGATCTTCGCCATGACGCTTGCCATGTCTTCGCCGGTTGCCGAGGAGATTGTGGCGGCAAGTGCATTTGCCTTTAGTAGCCTCTCTTGGTTCTTGAAGAAGCGTGAGCCGACTTCAAGGCCAGCGCGGACCTCATCATCCGACTGACCAAGGCGGCGAGAGGCAACGATTTGCTCCTGAATCTTCGGGAGGATTTTGTCCAGTTCAAACCCGCGTGCCTTGAGGGCTGCGGTCAGGAGGATGTTGGATCGCTCGTCCTCAATCGCGCCTTGGATGGCGCTCCCTGTGAATGCAGCCAGCGCGCCAGCGGCGGCAACAGAGGCGCCGGCAATGCCCTTGAGGGCGTTGATGCCGTTCCTCTTTAGCGTGCCGAAGGACTTGCCGACGCCCTTGAGCGTCTTAGACGCCGAGTCCTTTGCGACGACTGCGAAGACTGCCTGACCGCCAGAGGTGACCACGACTACCTCGTCTTTCTAAACTTGGTGATTCGGTCCTTGAAGACCTTGTCGGTGAAATACTTGTCAATGGTAGACCAGTAAGTATCAAGCGCCCGCTTGTATACATCTGTTCTCGTCGCAGTCTTGACCACGAATGGTCGAGCTGCAACGCCCCTGACCGCCTTGATGCCGCTCTTCGTTTCGCGGGATGGCTTGGTTCCTGAGGTCACGAACCAGCGATACCACGCGCCCTTCAGGTCGCCTCGGCTCTGCCCTGGACGCGGACCGACCGTGACGGCTGGTCGCTGATACATACCGCGCTTGGCGTTGATGGAGTTTCTCAGGCGCCCGGTGCGGACAGGCGCCTCCTGCTTCATCGGCTTGACCATCGTGCGCCCTGCGTTGAGGAGCGAAAGGGCGAGCAGCCGGTTCCAGGCACGCGGATTAGACCCCTGCTCAAAGCCAAGTTGAAACTGCGTGTAGCTGTTCTCAAACTTGACCTCAAACTCGGTGACTGACCGTGCTGGAGTTCTTGCCACTATCGCCTCTCCTTTGGTGTCATCTCTGCGTGGAGCTGCCACGCCTTGAGGACTTCTTCAACCGGGAGGCTCGCCACCTGCTCTGGCCACATTCCGAACTTCTGCCCGAGGATGTGGAAGATGATGTCGGGCGGCGGGGCGATGGCTTGTCCAATCGCCAGCCGTCTGGCAGCGAGCCTTACTTGGGGTCTAGGCTATTACTCGCAGCCCACTTCTCAATGGTTGCCGTCAACGCCTCGATTGGTGCGTCCAGCACGTCCTCTACCGGCTCACCATCTAGCCCCTTGAAGTTGTGGCTAATGATGACCTTGGCAAAGGCTTCTAGCGCCCGAGCGGGTACGCCGCTCTCTAGCTCGAGAAGAATGCGTGCTGAAATCTGAGGGCGCAACTCGCAGCGCCATCCGGCGAACTGGCCATCCAGTTCAACGATCTTGACCATGACTTCCTCCTACCCGCCAAGCGGGTATCTACTACGGCGCCGTTGCGAGCGGCGAGTCAACGATGACTTCCAGGGACTTCCCGGACGCAGTGTCGTAGGCAAGGCGGAGCGTGACTTCGTTGACCACGAGACCGTCCTGCTCAGAGCTGAGCGGTACGACAGACTCAATGACCCACGAGCCGAGAATCCACACGCCGAAGGAGTCGGTCGTTGTACCGAAGAGACGCAGGAATCGCTGCTCACCGATCTCCGTAATGCCCCACGCTCCGTCGGCAATCGCCGCAGAGTTTGAGGCAACGGTCAGGGTCATGGTCGCATCGAGTGCGCCGATGAAGTCTGCGGTCGCTGCAGTCAGCGAAGCATCCAGCGCGTTGACCACGGCGAAGCCTGTGGAGATTGAGAGCGAGAACGAAAGCACATCGTCATACACGGTCGCACCGGTACCCGCCTTGTTAGGGAAGTCGGTATCAATGGTGAGCTTCAGAAGGCGACCGGCAAGCATCGGCTGCGCTGGCACGGCCGTGCCGAATGCGGATCCGACCGCCGAGACGCTTGATGCGACGAAGGTCGCTCCGACTTGCAGCAGCCCGCTGGCGTCTGCAGACATCGTCACTTCTGACGGCACGCAGTCCACAACTCGGTACTTCTGCACGCCGTCCGAGACGAGCATGGAGTAGAAGATTGGAGTGTCCACGTCGCCCTGTGTTGGCGACCATGTCCATGAATATGGGCTTGCAGTTCCGCTGGTCGTTGCCCCGATTGCATCAAAGATCAGTGGGAGCGTGCGAAGCGATGAAGGTCCCTCGGCAATAGTGACGACAGGGTTCCTGCCGGTGACGGTGACTTCGTTTGCCTGGATCGTCGTGCGCTTGCCAACCGTGGCATCTTCGCCAAGATCAATCGTCACGCCAAGATCAATGACGCCAACCGCGTTGGTTGCGAGCAGCTCGCCTGCGGCGCTGCCGAATGCGGCGGCCGTACCGAAGCCCGACTGGCTCATGAGCGAGATGCGAGAGAGGGCCTTTGCGCCGAGTGAAGCCATGTCCTATTCTCCTTGCTACTCGCTGTACGCGATTGCTTCGTAGACTAGCACCTCGACTGCCGCAGTCACCGTGAGGTAGTCCTGATCGGCGTAGGTGTCGGTGCCAAGTGTAGTGCTAGTGACGGTCACCTGAGCGGCGTTTCCATCAATCGTCACGTCGGCATTGAAGGCGTCCCTCATCCAGCTCCGCCAGGTGTAGAGGTCTCGATACTTCTGATCCATGCGGGGGATTGGGGTCAGGTACAGGACGGCGTTGACGGTCAGCGTCACGGAGCGGTTGGCGCTGCCGATGGAGACCGTGTCGTCGCCGGGGAAGAAGACGATGGCTGGGACGACAGGGAGCGACTCCTGCGGGGTGGCGTAGACGTTCCTGAGGCTATACCCCACAGGTGGCTCAACTGACTTGAGCCGCTCGGCCATTGCGTCAAGGATGGTTAGGTCGTTCATCCCCATTGCCTTACAGAAGGCGCTGGCGGATTCGTAAGCTCAATGATGAACTCATCAACCCAAGCTTGTGCCTCTTCTCGATCAGCCCAAGCGCGACCGTCGGGATGTACGTCCTGCAAGAAGAACGGCGCGCCTGTCACCGTAGGGTTAGCGTCGTCCCAAATCCTGACGACATTCTGGCTGTCAATCTCGTATCTATATGCCATAAGCCCTCCTAAACCTGACTGTATGTAATTGGACTAAACAGAAGCTTGCTCAACCCGCTTGGGGATGTAGCAACCTTTCCATTCGTTCCGTCGGATTGTCCGCAAATAGCGATCAGACCATCGCCACCAGCTACTGCAAAAACAGATGAGGTTGAAAAGCCCGATGTCCTTGAGGTCCACGTCGTGCCATCTGTTGAGGTTGAAACTTTACCCACATCACCAACCGCAACAAAGACACCGTCAATGTATTTCAGACCATAAATAATATCGGTTCCGAACTGAGAAGTCCGCGCTGTCCAGGTGACAAGGTCTGGGCTTGTCCTAATCTTGCCGCCGCCGCCAGCAATAACCCAGAGACCTGCGCCGTAAGCAACGCCGTAGATGTCCGCAAGCATTCCAGGGTTCTGACCAGTCCACGTCGTTCCGTCTGTTGAGCTTCCAAGCTGTGTAGAGTTGACGATGTAGCCGGTCACAACAACATATTTACCATTTCCGTATGCAACAGCTTGGATAGTATTGGTGGACACATTCGCTGTCCTAGCAGTCCACGTTGTGCCATCGGTTGACGTTGCAAGTTTCCCGCCATCACCGCCAGCTAGGTAGATGTTATTCCCATAGCCGACCGCGTAGATAACGTCGGATGCGCCAAACGTGGCGGACAAGTCTCGCGCAGTAAAGGTCACACCATCTGGCGTTGTCCGCAGCTTCCTTGATCCCGCTGAAAGGACAAAGAGATTGTTTCCAAATGTTGCTGAATAGGCGCTTTCAGCAAACCCAGGGGTGACGGATGTCCAAGTTGTTCCGTTTGTAGATTTTGCTCCTGCGTCACTATATCCAGCAGCGATGAACAGACCGTTCCCATAGGCAATCGCATCAAGTGCTTGGTTGCCAGCGTTAGACGTTCTCAGCGTGTAGGCTGTGCCGCCGCTTCCGCCAACACTTCCGATATTACTGGTCGCCGTAATCCTTCTTGCCGTGTTTGCGGTGAAGGTTGATGCGATGGAGTTGATTGTGATTGGCGTATCTGA